GTATCAAATATACATTAACTAAAGATATAAATTTTGCTTTAACTGAAAATGATGAACTTGATGAAAAGGGTAATCATATTTTAGCTGAATTTAGTGATAGCAATATACTTTTCCAAGGTGATATGATTGAAGCTCAACCATATTTTGCTACCGGAGACACATTTGAAACATATACATTAGTACCAGCAAATAATAGTTTAGTTGAACAATTCACAATTGTTGACTTTTCTAATTTTGGTGTTTTTGTATATAATATTGAAGAAAATAAATGGCAAGAATGGACAGAAACATCTTCATTATATCTTGAAAATGATTCTGCATTAAAATATGAAAAGCGTTTAAATGAAGCAGGATACTATGAGTTTAAATTTGGTAACAATGTAAATGGCAAACAATTAAATCAAGGTGATGTTGTGCAAATTTATTATCTGAAATCAGCAGGTTCAGCTGGTGAAATTGGTGTAAATCAATTAAATGATAACGTATTAAATTTATACCACACATCAACATTTGATAGTATAATAAACAATGTATTGGGTGATAGCGTTTATACATCTCAGACAGTACAACCTGTTGATGTAAAATCACTTTCATTTAAAAATACATCTGTTTCTACAAAATTTGCTGAACCAGAAACGGTTGATGATATTCGCAAAAATTTAAATAAAGTATTTCACTCACAATCTCAATTAATAACTGCAGAAAATATACAAACATACATTGAACGAAACTTTAGTAATATTACATCATCTGTGTATGTTATGAATAACAACACATATATAAATGATGTAATGAGTTACTATTATAAATTAGGTGTAGGTTCAATAAATAAAGATTCTCGAATAGCATTAAATCAATTACAATTCTCTACTAGTTGTAATTTTAACAACATATATGTATATCTAGTACCAAAGTTTACACCAGTTGATAGTAATAATATTGGTCAATATGTTGATTCTAATTTAAAACAATATCTTGTAAGCAAATTAGACAGTTTAAAACCATTAACATCAGAAATTATACCAATGGATCCAATATATATGGCCGTTGGTTTAGGTGTACAAAATGTGGGTGATACTGTATTCAATCAAACATACAGTACACAAACACCTGATGATATTATCACATCAACCAAATTAGTATTAACCAGATACAGCAATTCTCGTAATAAAATTTCATTAATCAAAACACAAGCAGCTGAAATCATTAGAAATATATTTGCAAAAGCTACTTTAGGGTATACAATTTCTACAATTGATATTGCTAATGAACTACTATCAATTGAAGGTGTTAAAGAAATACATACAGAGCGTAATGGTGTGGTTATCAATGGTATATCTTTAATGATTTGGAACCCAATATATTATAATAAAGATATATACACAACAACAAATTCAATAACATTTGACAAATTTAAATATCCATTTTTATATAATAGTTCAAAATTGGATGAATATATTGATGTAAGAATTTCAGAATAATGGAGACGACTAATCCAGTTTATTTTAATATCTATAGTTACAGAGGTGATAAATACTCTGAAACATACAATGATATTGTTGCAAAAAGCAATGAAGCTGCAATACAATCAGTACAAACCGAACGTTCAAATGTGCTTTTTGCACTACCAATTGATAAGATTATAGTAACTATAGATCAAAGCACAACAGGATTCAATACTAAACACAATATTTTTGAAAAATATTCAAATACTAACGTGTTGTGGGATTTCGGTGATGGTACAAAATCTACTGAATTATCAGCTGTACACTGGTATAAATCACCAGGCACATATAGAATAAAATTATATGTTTATGATGCTGATTTTAACATATATGAATCAACATATAATGCTGTTATAACAGTATACAATTATATACCATCACAATTAGCTATTAATTATGACTTCAAATATGGTTATACATATGGTGATGTAATTGATATTATTCCAACTCTTAGTTCTGTTTCAGAATCAGATGAATATATATTAAACTATTTAGATAATAGATTTTTTACATTTGAATTGCAGAAATTTAACTGCTGGCAATCATACAATGTCTTAAGCTCAATTGGATATGATATTCAATTATATGCTGAAAATAACAATGCTCCTGCTATTTCAAACACACAATATTATTCAAATTCATTTTCACATTTATCATGCTATAGTGCATTTATTGTAAATGATGAAATCACAAACAATGTACATTTTGATGGAGTTGGCACTGAAGTATATGTAAAATATGATAATACTGCAACATCGATGTCATCAATATTCGTAACTTGTCTGTCGTCTGATGATAATGCAGTATTGGTAGGCACATACGACACAAAACAAATAAACTATGTTGATGATTTACCAACTATAGATGGTCAAAAAATTTTAATAGGTGCTGTTTTTGATACCACTGGATTTAAATTACAAGAAAATGTAGATTCTACATTAAGAGAACAATGGGTTAACCATATACCATATACTTGTAGTTTTGTGAATTTATTAAGCAGTGAACAAGGATTTGATAGCTCACTGCTTAGTGGATTTGTGAATATAAATGGGTTAAGTGGTAATCAGTATAATATTTTTGATTTTAAAACTGCAAATACACCGATCACATTCACAATACAATTAACATATAATAATCAACCATATAAGATATACAAAAAATTAAATGTTTCATCAGATGGCACGATTTTAAGTGATGAAGTTAGTGGCTATATTCAAGTAAGAAGTGGTGGTGATATATTGCCTAAATCAGAATATGTTTTTGCAGAAGTAGATAATACAGATATATACGGTGGTAACGTAAAAACATCAATAACATTATTCAATACATATAATAATGTAACGCTACATGTATTTTTAAAATGTATTGATTGTGATGATATAATACATTTTTATACAAATGCATTTAATGTTATAGATTCAAATGATTTTACTAAAATTTTTAAAGTCGGTGAAAACTTCGATTTAGCTCAAACTTATCAAAATATAGCATTGCAACCCATATTAAAAGATAGCACAGTATTATTCAGAGATATCATAGGTGCTATTGTTGGAGATAATAGTGATTATAACAATCTTGGTGTAAGAATATATGAAAAAATTCACAATTTCGTAAAAAATACTCAAGATATTGATACTTGCAATATATCATATTTATATGACACATATAATAAATATGATGAATATATAACTGACATTAACTATGATTGGCCTGAAGAGCTAAATAGAATCATTAATTTATTTTCAATTAAACTAGACAAATTACGTGGTAATGTAAATCAGTTTAACACTGATTTTAACAAAAGAGGGTTACAAACTACAAATAAGTATGGTGTAAATTTAGGTGAACAAATAGATATATTTTCACCAACTGCAACAGCACTTACTGATGATTTTATAGTTGCTTATGAAAAATTTGGTGAAAAATACATAAAACTAAACTGCAATATAGATTATGAATTTATTAAACCATATATAGTATTTGAAACAACTAACAATAAAACATATATTGGTGAATATAAAACATATTCATTTAGATTATCTGGTTTAGTTGATGTTATAGACGGTGAAGACAATCGTAATCGTTGGGGTTGGAATCTAGTATTGCCTGAAACAACTGATTACAATATAAATGATTATTACAAATTTTATAAATATATCCCCAATAAAACAGAAAATTATATCAACAATGTAATTGACTGGGATAATGAGTACAATGTTTTTGGTGATTTAAATAACAGACACATATTTCCAAATAATATACACGAATTTAGTTTATATGATTGGAAACTATATAAACAATTATGTATATTACAAATTATATATGAAGGGTTAAATCTACTAAATAATTATGATATTGTAATTGTTGAACAACCGATATCACAAGTAATAAAACACGATGATGATATCAACATCACAAAACAGCCCACATCTAAATTAATAACAAATGATTAATATTAATCAAATACCTAATTCAATCATAAACCCTGCATCTAATACATATGCAGACATTGATGCACCATACCCATACTTAACATTTGTAACATTTTTTTCAAATACAACTAATGTTGATTTATTGAACAAATACAATCAATATGTATATGAGTGGAATAGTGTAAAAACAAATAACAACACACAGGTTAATTTCACCAACACCTTAATTCAACGTTATATTGATTTATTAAATGCTATTAATTTAAACTATACAACTGTTGAAGAACGAAAATTTTTAACAAACTTAAACATTGAAAATAAACAAGATGCAGAATTATTAATACCATTTTATATTAATAAGATTGAATCAATAACCGAATATTTTATAGATAAAAGAGACAATATAAAATATTCTATATTGCGAAATACCACAAGTAACGCCAAACAAGGTATATCACAACAACTCAAAACCTTTATAATCGATCAAATTCAACATAATAGTGAATTTAATGACTTAGATGATTATACAATTGACACAATATCAACAAACTTGGCTGTTGATATACTGGAAAAATATGACACATTTTCATTCAATTATGATGTTGATCCAAAAACAACTAGTGATGAATATAATGTAAAAAATAGTTTATATTCTAAATACTTTACCAATAATATATTAGATTATAATAAAATTGCATTTGTTGATGAAAATTCATATCTGATACAGGCAATTAAAGAATATCCTGTGTTTATCAAGTCATTTGGATTTGAGTTTTCAACTGTTGGTAATTCTGCAGATATTGCACAATTTAAATCAAAAGACTTTAAATCATATCAAGTAACATCTGTTAATGATCTAAATGTTAATACATATCAACAAATTTCAAAAAAATATGCTGGTGCTGATATGTATTATGTTTCAGCAGGTAAATATGATAAACTGTTTGATGCAAATGCAATATACACTAATATTTTAAATAAAAAATTTACAACAATTCCAAGTATACCAGCTCAAAATTTCGTCAATGAACGATTGATTGGTGGATATTTTCTACCAAATAGACAAGGTATAGCAATTTTCAATACATATAACAAAGAATACAAAATCGATACACATAGTTCATATGTGCAATTTCCAGACCCTGAAATTTGCGGTAATATATATGGAACATCTTTAACACAAATTTCAGGATATCCAGTTACATATCAAACAAGTATAAATGATATGTTTATTGATAAATTATACACCAATATAACTGGATATGTGAATACTAATTATTATCAAACATTTAAAGGATTTTCATCAGACAACACACAAGACTATTCATTAACACACAATTTTGAAGAATTATATCAACAAGGAATAATTCAAAATTACAAAGTTGATATATATGGTAATGAATATGCATTACTTAAACAAAAACAAATTATAAAACCTGATGATGCATCTGGTATAATTGTAAATTACCAAAAAGAAGACACACCGACACCTCCATCTCCAGACACACCCCCTAACTATAAAGAATGGTTATGGTGTTTTGATGGAGGTATAATACAAACATCATATATAGAAAATGCAATTACATCAGATTATGAAATTTGGCCTCAAATATCACCAGTATCTGCATATTTATATGATATTTTACTTGAAGCAGGGCATGCTAATGGACTGCAAACATCTGGACCACTTAAAGGGTTTCCACGAAGACCATTTATATATCCAGATTATGGTTATGCTAAAGCAATATTAACAACAAATAATGATTTAACATCAGCTTGCACTTTATATGATGGTGGACATTTTGACACAAATTCATATTCAACCAGTGCATCATATTATGATAACATACCATCATACGTAGAAAATAATAATACACAATATAATACCGTTACATCTGATATTATTTCAACACAAAATATCAGTGGTGGAATATATGATATCAGACACACACCTGGTCAAGTTGTATGTAGATATAACAATTCAACTGATATTTTACCACTATCCAATATATTGAATTTTATTTATATTAATGACAAACAAATTCAAGATTTGAATATTTTAAATTTCGATATAATACAAGATGTAATGATTATTGTACATGAAACAGGTATAATTTTTAACAAACTTTATATAAATACTGATGGAAGAATCACTAAATCTGCAATACCTGTGAGAATAATAAATATCAAACCAGATAATATGCTATTGTCTAGGTATTTTTACAATGAATCAAATGATACAATACTATTTACCACAATTAAAAAAGACATTGACTATAGATCGCAA